GTTTCTTCCATGGTTTTTTACTAGGTCAGAAAAGTCTTTTGACTTGTATTCACTAGGTATTTCTATTTGATGAAGCTTAAATTTAGAAGCTATCTCACTTCCGTATTTTCTACCCCAGTTTACTTCCTTATTAAAGTCATTATCATATAGAAGATACACTTTATCAAACCTTTTCTTCAGCTGTTTAACAATATGAGGCTTAGGGTCAGTTGTTTCAGCTTGAAGAGATACAGCAGGTATCTTTACCTGTTCTGTAATTGCCATAACATCTTTCAAAGATTTAGTGATTATGAGCTTTTCACCTTCTTTAGGCAGTTGTGTCCATCCCTGCCATACAGATTTATCTACGTTGGATATAAATCTTTGATTTTTGTTAAAAGGTTGATAAATTTTATATGTATAGATACCATCTTTGCTTTCTAAGTAGGCATATGCTGGATTTACAATATTATCTACAGCTATAATAGAATTATTTAAGAATACATATTTACAGCTAAACACATTATACTTGTTTAGTGTAGCTTTACTTATCCCAAATGAATTCCAAAAGTGTAAATCTCTAAGTGTAAATTCCTGGATTTTAATTCCTATATGTGTCCTACTTTTTTCTTTGTAGTTAATGTTTTTTGGTATTTTAATTTTTTTCTTTTTTCTGCCCACAATATCATTCTCTATAAGACCAAAATCATTAGCTACTTTTTGTAAAGCTCCATAGTAATCTAAACCAAATAATCTAGAAACAAATACAAAACAATCACCCTTTTCTTTAGTAGCAAAATCTCTGAATAGTAATTTATCCAGAGAGCTAGCATAAAATACACTAAATGATGGTACATCATCATCCCTTAGAGGACTAGATGTAGCAGTATTTAACTGCAATTTAGGTATATAAAATGCAAAGATTTGATACTCTGATACTTTTTCTAATATAAGTTCAGAGGAGAGTAAATTGTAATCTAAATTGTTGAGATTAATCATGATAATAAAGGGGGCTTATTAGGCCCCCATTATTACAAAGTTACATCTAATAATTAGATAACGTCACTTGAAGCTGTAAAATCACCAGCAGACATCATAGGAGTATCCTCTTCTAGTCTAACCATCTGGTCAATCTTATTAGCTTTTAGGCGAGTATCACTTACAGGAACTAGTTCTGATTCAATGAAAGGAACATAGCTTCTAACTTGAATATATTTCTTAGGATACAAAGTAGTACCATAAGTGCAAAATACTCTTACCATAGCAGCAATCTTAGGCTGAATAATTTTCATACAGCCATCAAGAAGCTCTTTAGGAGAATTAAAAGCAGGGAATTGATACTCTTCCCCTAGATAGCAATGGATAAGGTGTTTAAGAGCCTTACCTTGTTTTTCTAGGTCTTTAGCAAAAGTATCTCTGTTTTGGTCAAGATACCAGAAAGCCATGTTGATTTCTGCTCCATTAGAATCTTTAAAGAAAAGCTTATAATCAGGAGCAGATGCTTGGTCACCAGCAGCTTTAGCTTCAATTCTGTCTAGTCTTACATTTCTTACTAGACCTGCTACACCATCATTGAAAATTTGAACACTACTACCTCCATCAAAGGAGTTGTCATTTAGATTAATCATATTTGTTTTAAATTAAAAGGGTTAATACTTAGATACTTGGTGAAGAAACATCAGATTCTACATATTGAGGAATACCTGCATGTTGTAATGTGCTAATATCAGCTGTTTCAGGCTCATCATTATAAACAATACAAGCTTCTTCTACAACCATATCAGGGTCTACAAACTGAAAAGTAGCTTCAGTTCTCTTGATATTTCTTGTTTGAACTTTTCTCTCTCTGAGCAAAGTTACTACATCATCACCACTGCAGTTAATACCATAGGTATTGTTAATTTTTACTGCAATTTCATCTGCTGACATACAGTCCAGCACATACCAGATTTTCAAGTCTCTAGTACTAATAGGAATTTGTTTCATACTAATTAGTTGTAATATTCGTTAATTTTTGTGGACACAAAAGATAAGTCATTAGGAATGAGAAGCTCATCAAACATTCCTCTTGGACTTTTTGCAGTAGTCACACCATCAGTTTGAGTTACAAAATAATAATGTGGCTTCTGGTCTTCTTCAATCTTAACTTCAGTAAAGAAAACTATGGTAAACAAACCCTCTAAAGTGATTTTATCATCTAGGAGTTTACCTATAGTTTTAATTTTCCGTTTAGGATTAAAGTTTTCACTGGTACTTTCCTCATGATATATTGCAAAAATGATTAAGTCATCCCTAAGCTGACGACTTGCATTCAATACATCAAAAGTATTCTTACCAATGTCTGTAAATTTCTCAAAGCCTTTCTCTTTAGCCTTAGCCATAAACTCAAAAGACATTAAGTACTGAAGGTCATCAATGATGACATATTTAATCTCTGGTCTATTATCGCTAATATACTTAAGAGCTTGAACTATAGTTGCTGCTACATCTGTTGAGATATAGTTAGCACCTTCAGATAATTTGCCTTGAGTGTAATTACTCTTCCATCCTTTGAATGGCAGTGGCTTGTTAGAAACATTGATAATTACAGTTTCTTTGGGGTTTAGGGTTTCAATCGAAGTGGACTTACCTGTCCCACTTTGACCTACAATACCTACAAGTGTACTCATATAATTGTTGATTTAGTTACGATAGTTTCTTTTTAATCTCCAGATAAGTGATTTAATATAGTCTAAGGTAACATTAAACCTTTCTACAATACTTTTATGTGTTATAGTTGGTCCACCTCTTTCTATAAAATCTACTATATCTTGTTCTACGGTATTACGCTTTAAGTTTTTCATGCTGTTTTCTGTAAATTTCTTCAAGTTTAGGGTCACCTGGTTTAGGTAACTCTTCAAAGTAGTTTGTAGCACCATTAAAATACATACCTACTACACCATTTGGACTGCCACTACGGTATTTCAGCACATGTAAAGATCGGAAATTATCTTGTAATAAAGAAATTTTATAGTTCCGAAATACATCTAATTCATACCTAGCAGGACTAAAAATTCCTAGTGCAATATCAGCATCTCTACCAGTTAGTTTAGTCTCACCCAAACCATATAAGCTAGGAATTAATTTAGATTCTAAAGTTTGACCTCTATAAGTATCTAATTCCTCCATAGCAGCTGCTTGTTGCTGGATAAGCACAGGAGTAAATCCAAAGTTATTTCTAAGCTGTACCATATTGTTACTATGCTTTTCTATAGTGCCTTTGATACTTAATCCTTGCTCAGAATTTAATAATGCAGCATGGTCCACAATAATAATAACATACTCTTTAGGATTATTAGGAGTATAGTAGTCAAATATCTCTACTTCTTCTTCTCTAATTTCTCCAGTGCTGTCATCTCGCACTTTCTTTGTTATTAGTTTCTTGTGGATAGTGCCATGTGATTTAGCATAATCTAGCATTTGCTTAAAGATACCGTAAGGATTTATAGTGCTATCATAGATATACACAAAATCCTCTAGCTTTTCAAAGTATTCCTTAGTAGATGCTATGATAGAGTATTCCTCTTCAGAAATCCTATGTTTGTTCATAGATAGGATTTTATTGAATGGGATTACCATATTGTAATCATAGTATATCTTCTTAGCAATACCTTGAATAATCTTAGATTCTTTATCAACCTCTAATGAGTAGTAAAAGATTTTAAGCTTAATGTCTGTTTGAGAATTAAGAATAAAATCTATAGGTCTATACATAAAGAAAGCATCAGTAAACTGAGTTTTACCTACACCAGAATTTGCCGTAATAAGATAATACTTTTTTTGCATAATGCCTGGCACTACATTCTCAAATCTAGGTAAACCCCAAGGGATGCAGTTATGCTCATTATGCATATTATCCCTAATTCTACTTAATGCTCTATCAAATATCATGTATAAAAGAATTTTGAGGTTCATTGGTATCTAGCTCATCACAATAAGCTTCAAGCTTAGATACCCTACCATCTCTGGTATTACCTTGGTTCTTGGAGATAAAATAATCTGCTTGCATAAGATATTTCCATCTTTGATTTGACTCTACTTGAATGTACTTTTCAGTGGCCCTAAGAATTTTTTCTTGGGTTAAATCTGGTCTTCTCAAAAATAGCTCTTTCATCTTAACAATACAGGCATTCCTATCACCCATAGCACCAGGTTTTTTACCTTTAAACATATTTCTATAAGCATCAATCCATTCATCAACAGGATGGACTACTTTAGTTTCTGTTTTAGGTAAAAGGATTAGTTCTCTGGTTTCCCAGTTTAGGACTTTAATATAGCCCTCATCTTGCATTTTGTTTAGTAGTTCTACAACTTCTAGTATTTCCATATAATGATTGAGTTTACTCTTGTATAAGGCATTCCATCAGTATCAATCTTTTCTGTCACCCATACAATTTTCACGTATTTTCCATCATCTACTAATGAAACACTATGCATTGCTATAGCCATATAGACTACAATTAACAAAACAATTACTAAAATTGTCATCATAAGATTCCCATGTTTTTATACTTTAATCTTGCATCCTCTTCTTCCATCTGAAGTATAAAAGCAGGTATAACACAAATTACTTGGTCTGTGGTGGTTCTTTTAGGTCTAGATAAGGCATTAATCTTTTCTACATATGTGTTAGGGTCTTGTCTTTCTTCTTGTGTCATATCTACTTCTACTATCTTATAGAAGAAAAGAACTTCATCGTCTGTTAGCAAGTTATCTACTTGCTTATTTATTACTTGTTCCATCATAAATTTTTATAGTGTATGTATTCTAATTTAGACCTAGGAACATTTTTTAAAGCACTCTTAACCCAATCCTCATCTACAGTATTAACAGCACATACTACATGAATCTCTGCAATCTTTTCTGGATTGTTATACTCCAGTCTAAGTAACCTACCCATTCTTTGTTGAGCTGTTTCTTCTGAGCTTTGAAATTGATGAACTACAGCTCTGTGTAGAGGCTTAATATTCAAGCCTACATTTGCCATATTGACTACTGCTAGTCTATCAATTTCTCCATCAGAAAACCTGTCTAGGTTTTTCTTATCAGCTTTTGAATGGTATTGGTGTTCAGAGAGTTGATTAGCACTATCTGTTAATGTTGTAAAGATAAGAATTCTATCGTTAGAATGCTTAGAAATTATCCTATTTGCAGCATCAATTTTACTTTTGCAAGAATAGATTAGCTTTGCTCTCTTGGATGCAAACTGCATTTTAATTAGAGCATACTTTCTTTTATCAGCACCTATGGCATTCCATTCTGCAAATTTAATTTGATTAAACTGCTTTGTAAGATAATCATACTGAGCTTTTTCTGTAGTTAGAAAAGGCTTCAGTTTAGTACCACCTTGAATATATTTAAGACTATCATCAAGGGATACCTCAATAACCTTAACTCTATAATCTGCAATAATTCCATCTCTAATAGCTTGTTCAATGTCATAACTAAATATAACATCTAGATTAAGTTGTTCTTTAATTACAGCTGCACTAGAATCACTTAATGTACCAGTTAAACCTAGTAACCTACCATGAGGTACTTTAGATAGCTGGTTAATAGAATATAGATGAATCTCATCTAATACTACTAAATCAAAAGTGTTCTTTGTATGTTTCCCTAAAGAAGCTGTAGTGGTGTAAACAACATTAGCATCTGATTTATTCCATTTAATAAACTCTTCTTTCCAAGAATCTAAAACAGAATTAAATGGTGCTACAACAAGTGTTTTACTGTCAGTATTAATTAAGTCAATAGCTATTTTAGTTTTTCCAACACCCATAGAAATGTGCAGTATGCCCTTTTTATGTGTGAGGAAAGATTGTTTAGCTTGTTCATGTACTAATATTCTCTTTTCATTGTTCGTCATTTAATAATGTTTCAATGTTTTTACTATTGTGTTTTTGTGAAATTGTTTCACCATTCATCCAAGGTTTGAAAGGTATATTTGACACCCATTCTTTTACTGTAGGAACAAAAGATAAATCTTCTTTGATATGATTGATAACAATATATCTAGTTTCTACTTTATTTCCATCAGAATTAGTAATGTAAGGGCCAAATATTCTTTCACAGATATAGATACCAAAAGTATTATGTAGAATAGCTCTATGTTGGTAGCCTACATAATGTGTTTTAGTCATATCCAAAAACTCATGAATTTCAAGGTAATCTTCAAGTTTACCTCCAAATGATTTTACAGATAATTCTGAATGTACTAATGGACTCATCGTGTGTAATTTTTTACTTCAGAAGTTATTAGGTAATCTTCAGTTTCTGAAATTCTAATTCTAATGTCTAAGTTTATCTCTCCAGTTAATAAAGAAATGTGAATACTTCCATATCCACCATCATTGTTATACCAATCATAGCCTGACTCAGATAAAATTTCATAACCTAAATTTTTAAGGTCTTCAGTAATTTCAGGCTCATGGTCCCAGAAATCACTATGATACCTGTCTTCCAAGATAAAATCTCCTGTAAAGGCTTTAGCACCAGTTATAGAACCAGAATCACCTGCACCATCAAAAGATATAGATACTCCTGCGTATCCTTCATTTTTTAATTGGGT